CCGAAGCATAATATTCCAATGCTTGGCGATACTGTTTTTTGAGTTTTCCATGAATTATCATAATCACAGTATAACACAAAATAAGTTAGTTGTCAATCACTTGGAGGGTCAATGGACTCAAGGTGCTTCAGATGCCCCCGAACAAAGTATGCCGAAAACTCTTCCCAGGCCTTGTATTCTTTGTCAAGGTTTCGGTAAAAACGAATCTCGCCGGTATAGTTTTCTACCTGCACCCAGCGATGATTGTGTGAGTTTAGATACCCACCAAGAAAATGTTCGGCATCAGATACCCATTCGGCATCATAGTCTTCGGTCCAAAGTGTACCATCTTCTCGGATTTCATAGTTATCCAAGGTTTGCTTAGGAGTATCTTTGGATTGATATTCATGCCCACGAAAACGGATTGTGTCAAATAAGCCCATGATAATTCTCCTGTGTTACAAAGAAAACATTATATCACGGTAAAGAGAGGTTGTCAAGCACCAAAAAAAATTATGGTTGATTTGCCTGTATCTGAGCCTGATATGCCGCAATGACTTCTGGTGTCCAGACTACGTTAGCGATTGCGACTACATTCGCTGGTTGGCCTGTTAGGTCTTGGCCTGGGGTGAGGCTGGAACGATGGTAAGTCTTGGTAAGTTCTACACCGTCCTCAATGATGCGGGTTGCCTCACGGTAGAGGATGATGCCGTTTTCTGTAACTGTGATTTGGTCGATTACTTTTACTTTTTCGATTGCCATTTTATTTCCTTTCGTTAAAGTCCGTCTACGCTAGTCTGGCGTAGATAAGTTAAACCCTGTAAATAAGGGAAATGCGAATTTCAGAGCCATACTGCAAACAATTGCCGGGCCAATTTGCGTTAACACCGTCGCTATTCATTACTCCTCTAGCGTAAGTATTATTTGGTGCAGTTATTACATAAAGAACACCAGTTAGGTTATTTACGAACGCCCAGTCAACAGGAGGACTAACATAAGTGTTATTACCTCCGGCTGTAGTAAATGGTAAGCCGCCAAATCTAAATTCACCCGTTGGCGAACTAACACCATTTACCCAAACAAAAAAGTTAACTCTTACTGTATCACCGATTTTTGTATAAGTCCCAGATTGGCCAAGATATGTTACTGAACCGCTTGTTGAAAAAGTAAGAGTGGGTGTAAAAGTCCCTTCCTCATAATCATCTAGCGTGTTTGCGTCTGAGGATGCGGATTGTGATGCTGGAAAAAGAATACCAATACCAGAACTTGGAACATTTGGTCCTAAACCTAGACCATTTGCATTGAATATAGCTCTTGTAGAACCATCAACATTCATCTCAACACGACCAGTACCACTATCAACAACAGCAACATTGGAATCACCAGCAGAGATATTTGCTGAACTTACTGACGCAACTGTAATGAAACTTAGATTACCACTACCGTCTGTTCGTAAGACTTGACCACTTGTTCCGTCCGCATTAGGTAGAACAAAAGTAACATTTGATGCAATAGATGAATTTGCTTTGAGTGCTACGAAATTAACACCATTATCTGTATCTTCTGGTAACCGAATTTCGGCACCACTTGTATTATCAGCAAGAATATTGAGAGGACTATTAAATGATGGAATTGAAACACCCACATTGGCAGCCGAAGTAATGCGACCTTTTGCATCAACGGTCACAACTGGAATTTGACTGGCACCACCATAAACAGCAGCAGTTACTCCTGTATTAGCTAACGAATTTGTGACTATTTGGGAAATCGTCATGGCATCTCTCTAAAGATTTATTTATACTCTATTTATAAAAAACCCACCGAAAAGGTGGGTTTCAGAGTTCGTATTCTTGTTCTGCATCCAGCATTGTGACCATATTGATGAACATGACCGCTTCATCTTCACCTTTGAATTGCCGAATGATGCATTGACCTGTGTATTGAGAAACAACGGTCAAAAGTATGAAAGTGTCTCGGTAGATGGAAAATTTGATAATCCATCCGTTACGAGCCACAGGCATCCATGACTTGGTCTTTACTGCCATGTCAAGGAATCTTTTAGAAGGTGGGAACTTTGTGTTTGATTGCATACTGTATTATGTATGCAAACAGGAATCTATGGTAGAAACTCTTGATTGACTTCAAAATTCAAATAGTACCATTGCCAACTTGGTCCATAACGAAGTTTGAAGTAGAGCTCTATCATTGAATCCGCATAGATTTTATAGAGCTCTACTAACATTAGCATTTACAAGATTTTTCCTGCATCGTTAGATTTTTTGCTTCGGCGTAACGACCTGCTCTTGCGAGTTCAGATGCGGCACGAGCATAACCAAGACTTTGCAAAATACACCAGACTTTACAGAAAAACTGTTTCATTATTTCTTTCCTGTAAATTTTTCGATTTGTTCAGTAACTTGATTGTAGACATTATCGGCAATGCGAGTAACTTCTTTTGCGAAGGTAGTTTGTGCGTTGATGAATTCTTGCATTGGTTCACGAGCTTTTGGGTCTGCAACGATGGTCTTGAGAGCGTTAGTCTTTGCGGCTTGAAAAGTGTCGATAAAAATATTTGCGTATGAAAACATGGTAATTCTCCTATTAAGCGAGTTAGAAAGTGTGACCTTTTTTAAGCATCACATTGGTATGTATAACCGCAACGCACAAAAATTGTTGCACTTGCACACAATTTCGGTAATTTTTATACTTTTTTGCCGTTTACTGTAATTTCTTCTTCAGGAATCTTATAAGTATCGGTGTCCGGTTTTTCAATAAGATGCTTTAGGTGATCCTTCCGTATTTTGCATGTGACCCAAGCATTCCAATAGTTATCTGATAACAAAGCATGTCTTGCAAATATCTCATAGGTTTCAAAATAACTGCACTCTGACCTTGTTTTACAGAGGTGTAGTATCTCACGAACAAATAATTCTTTACCTTTGTTCTCTATCTCTTTCAATAACTCAGCATTTGAACCATAGTAATCTTCCCAGTCAGACTTAACTCTGGTTCTTTTCTTTTTACCTTTGACTTGTGTTGTTTTTGCTTTGGTTAGATACTTACGACCGATGTATTTTTTACCTGTTGCAATTTCTGTAATACCATAGACAAAACCATAGTATCCTTCAACATCTTCAGGTTTTACTTCGGCCGCAGTATTGTGAAAAAACCATGTCATAATTTGTTTAATTTATTCATCCTCATCTTCCACTCGTTCAAAGTCAATTAACATTTCACCGCAGAAGGGACAAAAGGCTGGATTGTCCTCCACCGCATCTTCATCATATTTAATTGTAAAATCAGAATCACAGTTGTCGCAAGTATGATGTACCGCTGCCATTAGTTACACCATGAAGACTTCTTTTCGCCATGATACGCACGAGCATGACCATTGGCAATTAACAATGCAGACAGTCTTTCACCATCAATAATTACATCACCAAGAACACGACCACCATACTTGTCGTGTGACTTGAGTTCAATTTGAATCTTGTTGGCTTTTGCAATTTTGTCTTTGGTAAATGCAGATGCCTTCTCTGCGGCTGCGGCTTCTTGTGGACATGAAGCTCGAGGACTTTTTTCTGGTGTATCAACTCCAAGAACACGAATCGATAGTTCAGGTTTCAATGGTGCAGGTAAAAACTTGGCCTCAAATGCCACAGTATCACCATCAATTACTCTTGTTACTTTGTAGTCATAAGGATTGGCAAATGCTGATAGTGATACAAATGCGAGTCCTGCGATTAATAGATTTTTCATGCTGCTTTCCCCCATACATCTTCCCATGTTCCACTTAAGGCACCTTTTGCATAGTCTGTGCTTCTGTTTTCGAAAAAGTTCGTATGACCCGGAGCGTTCAACATCGTTTCTACCCAAAGTAGTGGGTTCTTTTTGACTTTGAAGATACCTTTCATTCCCATACTTATGAGCCTTCTGTCCGCAATGTAACGAATGTATTGTTTAACTTCATCTGCGGTTAAATTATCCATTGGTCCCATTTTGAAAGACAGGTCAATAAATTTATCTTCTAATTCGACCATCTTTTCTGCAACTTCATATAATTCAGATTTTAATTCGTCATTCCAAATTTCACGATTTTCTTCAATATAAGTTCTAAACAACTTAATCATTGATTCACAATGGATTGTTTCGTCGGTAATCGACCAGAGGATTATCTGTCCCATACCCTTCATTTTACCATGCCTTGCAAAGTTTAATAACATAATGAAAGAAGAAAATAACTGAAGGCCTTCTGTAAATGCTGAAAAAGTTGCAATGTGTTTTGCTGTGTTCTCTTTAGTTGTATTTTGTTCAGAAATGCTTGAGATATAATCATGTTTCTCTCTCATTTCTGCATATTCCATAAATTCATTATAAATCGTTTCTGGCATACCAAGTGTTTCAATTAGATGTGAGTATGCAGCAATATGCACGGCTTCTCTTGCAGCAAAGCCAAGAAGCATCATACGAACTTCTGGTTGAGGAAAATATGGTAGATAATTCTTAACATACGCACCGGCAACATCAATATCACCTTGAGTAAAAAATCTAAAAATGTTTGTAAGAAAGTATTTTTCTTCTTTCGATAGGACATTCTTCCAATCTTTTGTATCTTCCAACATTGGCACTTCATCTGCCAACCAATGGGAACTTTCGTGCTTTTTCCAAGCTTCGTAACACCAAGGATAATTGAATGGACGGAAGG